CTATGGCTACAGTTTTCGGAACGGTTGTCGCTCAGGCGGTTCGTGAGTGGAATGATGACGGGCGTCGTCACGAGTTCAACGTGCATGCGCCTGCCCGCAGAATTTATGATGGCGGCATCATCACTATTGGCGGCACTTGCCGTATCGTGGTCGCCGGTAATACGGTGAGGGCTAGGTCCATTAAGCGGAAGGGCGCCGCAATTTCTCCGGAGAATGTTGGTGAGTTCGTTCGCCGTGCTTTGACCGTCGCGGCGAACCGTGGGAAGGCGGCAGGCAATGAGTGACTCCAGTATCGATAGGGCGGTGTTTGCTTTCCTCGCTAGCTGTGTTGGCGATTTCGTCAAGTGGCCACAGTGCAAGTTTGTTAGCTTGCGAGGCTGCAGTGACAACGGCAGTCTTTCCGTAATTCGTTTCAAAGCACGGGCTATGAACCCTGTCGATAGGACTGTGTTCAAAATTGTTGTCATGAAGGATGAGATGTGGCGGGGTGGTATTGTTCAAGTATCGAATCATATTCGGTTGGATGGTGTTGACGCCGACCGGGGCCTCATCGTCCATGCTATGAATCGCTTCATGGAGCTGACCGGCATGGTGGAAAGGCGAGAGTCGTGATTGACGACAATTTGCGCCCCATTGTGACCCAATTCGTCGTAGAGATGCTCAATGACCCGCGTTGCGAATCCATCCTGTTAGACGTTAGGGAGGATGCCACGGTGGGCAGCGATTCGCCGGTCCTCTACTTGGACGTCATCGGGAAACGGTGTGGGTGCACTCTCAACGTTGCGGGGGAGGAGTATTCGGCGAGTGTTCGAGATTGCGGTACGAACGAAACAATAACAACGACAAAAGGAAAAGAAGGAGCATGGGGGCTTCAGGAGCTGCTCAACGAAATCAAGACAAAACTGTGGGAGGACAAATGATCAAGCTATTCGATTGGGAGTTCCTGAAGCATGTCACTGAGATGTGCAAGAATTACGCCAGTAGTGGTGGGGGTGATTCGCTCGGCCTGGAAGTAAGCGCCTGGAATAACAGTATCCATATTGTCGTCGCGTCGCCAGGGCATCGGTTTATTTTCGAGGCGGATACTGCTCGCGGTTACAAGGCGACGATTTTCGAGCAGACTGACCGTTACTGGGGTCCCATGTTTGACATTGGTTATACTTTCGACGGCGACGAGATTCTTGATGCTTTCAGTAGTTTTCTTGCCCGTGTGGATGCGGGGAACAAATGAGTGTCGAGAGGGTTGTGGATTACGGGTTCGCGCCCCCGGATGGTGGCGTGCACTATGATTGGTTCGCTGATAGGGTTATTGACTATTTGCAGTCGAGGTCGCCGGAGACGCCGCCTCGTTTCCTGTGGACGACTTTTCTGACGATGGTGTCTGCCCCGTTGTCTGCGAGGACTCATTTGTCTGCAAGCGCACAGAACATGGTGCCGTTGACTTTGTACTCGCATTGCCTTGGGGTGTCTACCCTGTCGAGGAAGACTACTGCCCAGTCTTTGGTGCGCAGTTTTTTTGACGATTGCGTGGGCGCGTTTCACTGGGATTCGTCCCGGTCTTTGGCGGCCGTGCAGGAGGTGGATTCAGCACTCCGCATGCTGTACCGTCGCCTGGAATCCCTGGAGAGGAAGAGCGGGCGTATTGATATTGACGAGTACCGTGCTGAGCGGGACGATATCAGTAATCGCATTGCTGAGTTTGAGGCTGATCGTAAGGATTTGTTGAATACTATTGGTAATAGTCCGTGCGAGCGGTCCATGATGGCGAATGTTTTGTTCGGGTCGAATGTGACGGCCGAAGGTTTGAATCTTCGGATGGCGCAGCGGCCTGGTGGGGCGTCTATCATGTTTGTAGACGAACTGCAGAATATGTATTCCGCGTCACGGGAGGGTGGGTATCGTAGCGGGCTTATCGGTTTCCTGACTGACGTCTACTCGGGTAGGACTGTCGAGTCTGTGCGTGTCGGTGACGATGGTGTCAGGCGTGCGGATAGTGGGAGGGTTCCTCATTCTCTTGCTTTCTGCGGCACTGGGATTCTCAGCGACGTGGTCGATAATATGTCGCAGTCTTTGTTTGAGACTGGGTGGGGCCCGCGCATTCTTTTCGCCTTGGACGAGGAGGACCGCCGGTCTGATCCTTCGTCTTTCGGATGGGTCACCAACAATACCCCGAACACGAATGGTGGTGATGGTTTTGTTGAGCATGCTTCCGAGCGCATTTCAACGATGCTGGGGATGATGCAGCACGAGTTCCGTGGTACTGTCACTTGCGCCACCGAATTTTGGCCTGTCAAAACGCCAATGACTATGACTGTGACCGAGTCTGCCCGGAATGTTTGGGTGGAAACAATGCGAGCCTGGGGTAGGGAGGCGGCCCGCGAGTCGCCCTTCCAGCGGGCGGTGCAGGCGGTCATTGACCGTATGGGGAATCATATTATGCGCGTTGCCGCTATTCTGTCTCTTTTCGAGCAGCAGATGAGCGTGTCATCGTCTGCGGTGAGGAAGGCTTTCAGTCTGGCCGCCGATTTCTGGCTGCCCGACGCGTTGAAGATGGTCGATTATGTTTTTGTTCCGGATTTGACGCGTATGGTGGATGATTTCAGTAGCAACCCACCGACCGAGACGCGCCTTTATCAAGTGCTGGAGGCGAAGAATCTGTCCCCTCGAAGTGTAGAGGAGTATCGGCAGTATATTCTTCGTCGGGGTGTGAAGTTTCGGACGGAAGGGGTGATTGTGGATAATGATCTTGTGGAGGCTATTCTGCGGGATCAGATAGCGGAACCATCGTACAGTGAGTGATGTTTTCGGGGCGCGTTTCCCTGTGATGGTAGCGGGCAACGTCCGCTCCACTACAGGGTGGCGTGCCACTAACGTAAACCTCAATGATTTTGCTGTTCTGTGTGAGGCGCCCTCGAAATGCGGTAAGAATGATGCTCCAGCTTTTTTCGCCGGCATTCTCGCGGGGGGCAGGCGGCAGAAGAGAAATTTTGTGTCCCGGTCGGCGATTGTTTTGGACGCGGACCATGGGTCGAGGAAAGATTTTGTCGGGGACCGTATGCGGGCAGCGAATCTTGCCGGTATTGTGTGGGAGACGGCGTCGTCGTCTTTCCCGTCCCCGCGTTTCCGTGTCGTCCTGCCGTGCACTCGCAGCATGACCGCGGGAGAATGTGAGGCGATCGGCCGGACGTGCTTCAGTGTGTTGGGGCCGGTGGCTCAGTGGGACGGGTCGTGTGCTGAGGCGTCCCGGGCTTTTTTTCTGCCGTCGCATCGTCTTGGTTTGAGGGTTCGTCATTGGCTCGTTGATGGTGCTCGTTTGAGTGTTGATAAATGGTTGGAGAATATCGGGTACGAGGAGAAGAGGAACAGTGATGTTTCTTTGTCTTCTGTGCCCGATGGTGGCTATGGCGGTGTGATCGGGGAGTTCAATTCAAAATATGGGTTTAATGATCTCATCGGTTTGTTTGGTTGGCCTTACGAGTCGGTGGGTCGGCGATGGCGGTATGCGCGCGGTGGCGATACAGCCCCAGGCGTGACGATGCTGGACAGTGGTCTGGTTTTCTCGCATCATGCGGATGATCCGCTCGCGGATGGGAGGGCTCACACGGCGTTCGATTGCATGAGGGTGCTGGAGTGCGGTGGTGACGTGGGCATGGCTGTGGGTGAGGCGTTGTCTCTCCTCAACCTGAGATGTGAGCAGGGTTACCCCCAGGTGGGTTGACTGTGGGTGCATGGTCCGCCTACACTAGGGTCGTCACCGAGGAACGGTGACAGTACAGAGAGAAGAGGAAAATCATGGACACTGTCGCTCGCCGCAGCACTCGGAACGACGTCATCATGTTTGACATCATCCCCACGCTCGACCAGATGGACGACTACGACGTCGCTGCGATCGCCGATGACGTGATCGGACAGTACTTCTCCTCCACTGGCACCCCTTACTATGTGGTGGACGTGGACGAGGATGCCTACTGGGCCGCTGTGGAGCGTCACGTCATCGCCCACTGACCACACATGGCGAACCCCGTCCCGTCGGCAATGACGGGGCGGGGTTCATCATATCGGAAAGGAAAGAGCAGATGACATGTCTCGTGTTCATGCTTACCATTTGTCTACTAGTGATCGTTTGGACGAATTTCAATGATTAATATTCGGCCTACTGGGGCGCAGGAAAGAGAAATCAACCGCACTGTCACCGCGATTCGAGATGGCGGTGGTGCTTTGCTTGCTTGGGAACCCGGCTGCGGCAAAACCTACGGCGCCATCTGGGTCACACAGAAACTCGGCGTCGACAGGCGAGTCATCATCGTGTGCCCAAAACGCGTAATCCCGTCATGGCAGGCCAGCATTAAGACCATCACTGGCCGGGAAGCGAAAGTACTGTCACGCACTACTAAGGCCGGACGCGCCAACATTGAAAGCATGTTGAACGGCGAGGACGGTTGGTGGGTCATTAATTTCGAGCTATTGGTTTCCCTGGGAAAGGCGGTGGACGCGAAGAGATGGCCGAATGCTTCTTTCTCGAAGAAATCGTTCGATATGGTGGTCGTGGACGAGGTGCACCGTATCGCGAATCGCCGCACTCAATCTTTCCGGGCCGTAAAAGCATTGAAATCGAGGCGGCGTCTTGGTTTGTCGGGTACGCCTGCTGGTAATAAGCCTGTCAACATTTACGGGGTACTCAAATTTCTGAACCCGAATACTGTGGATCGTAGTTTCTACCGGTTTGCTGATGAGTTTTTTGTCTCCCAGTTCAATCCTTTCGCGGCGTCCCCGTACGCCAGGATTTACGGTGGTGAAAAGACTCCTGGTGCACTCCGTGATTCTATGGGTGACAATTGGTCTGCGATGCGGGGTGGTGAGGTTTTCGGCGATCTACCTCCCGTGAACGTTCAACGCGTTGCTTGTGGGATGCGGCGTGAACAGAGGAGGATGTATCGGGAGTTTGTGGATCATCGGTTGGCGGTTATGGATGGTGGGGCCACTGTCGCCTCGTCCGCCGCTGTTCTCGACGGGAGACTCAGGCAGATTACTCTTGGACCGCTGAGAATTGTGGGCGATAGTGTCGAGTTCGAAGAGTGGGGTTCGTCGAAGATTGACGCTGTTCTCGATATTCTGTCTGATTTACCGTCGGACGAGAAAGTTATTCTGTGGTGTCATTCACGTAAATTTATGACGCCTCTAAGGAGAGGATTGGCCGATGCCGACTATCAGAGCGTGGAATTGTCTAGTGACTACCACGATGAATGGCGACGATTTTTGGAGCCCGATGGGCCGCGGGTTCTGTGTGCTGTCATTGCGGCCGCCGCCGAAGGGATTGACGGTCTGCAGAATGTTTGCAATACTGAGATTTGGTTGAGTGAGGATAATAGTGTGATTTTGAATTTGCAGGCGTCTGCTCGTTTGAATCGTAAGGGGCAGACAAAGCGGGTGAATCGTTTTCTTTTGCAGTGTGAGAATACTGTTGACGTGACGGCTGTGGAGCCGAGGTTGGCGGCGGGGTATGAGCGTCTGCGTGAGAGCGGCCTCATATGAGATGTGATAGACGCCACGCCCATATGGGTTGCGTACAGTGCTGTCACGCACGTACGGTAGGTGCCATGAAGACGGGAACACGCGGCGGCCAGAACATTTGCCTAGTACAACGCCGTATGACAGGTACTATCAGGAACATTCTCGTATCCAACAACAGTGAGCTGATCGGCAGGAACTTCCTGATCGTCACCCCAGTGAACGACGGACACTCGGACATTAATGTCATCCATGTCACGGCGGACAACAGTAACATTGTGCGCGGCATGGCCGCCAATAATAATCTCGACATTTACGAACTCACCACGACGGAGGAGTGAAAAATATTATGCGCATCACACAGGGCACCACGATTGATGAGATCGCTGGTCGCACCATTATTCTGAAATGGCCCACGAAATTCGGCGTCAAGACAATGCAACTGCGCGTGCCCAACATTCGATCGGAGAACATCTGGCGGATTCAGTGCTATGCGGCCGTCATTTCTACAGCGATCGAGGAGCGGGCCGGCCTCACAGCAACCATCGTCGAATAACACACCACCAATCAACATTTAGGAAGAGAGAGTAAAAACACTAATGGGCGTCTACCTAGTTTGGGAATCGTCACAGAAAGGCGACTACCGGGTCTACTCGAATCTCGAGCAAGCCGCAATGCGGGCCGAGGAAATCGATGGTACGGTCTATGAAATCATGCCGGCCGGCGACGCAAGACTATTCTTCATCGAAGATATTGCGAGCGGAGACATTGAAGTTCACCGTGACGTCAGGCTCGCCGCTATCGCCGCGATTCAGGAGGGGGAGAAATTTGAATTTGAGCCCGGCCGCCGCAATAGCTGCCAGTAATGTTTTTGCCCCAACCGAGCGTGACAAGCAAACGCGCATCGGCGTGAGCGAGATCGGTGACGATTGTGAACGATGCATTGCCGACAAGCTTCTCGGAATCCCGCACGATAGCGAAAGTACTGGCACAGCACTGGCGCCTTTCCTGGGTACTGCGTTTCATGCTTTCGCGGAATCGCGTACGAAGAATGAGTCGAATGTTCTAGTTGAGCAGAGAGTAGAGGTGTGCGATCTTGAAGACTATGGGAGTATTTCTGGGAGTGTGGATCGTTTCGATATTGCGGCGGAAACGGTCCTGGACTGGAAGCTGCTCTCACGGAAAAAGATTTCCGCATTCCGGAAGAGTATCAAATGGGACAATGGTCTACCGCGATTCGCCGACACGGTAGCGGGCACACAATTTCGTAAATACTATATTCAAATCATGCTCTACGGGTACGGCCTCACACAACTCGGTTACGATGTAGCCCACTGTTCCATTGTCGCCCTTCCAAGGGACTGCAGCGTGGAAATCGTGCCGGATAGTATTTGTGAGTTCTCTTTCCCGTGGCGGCAGGATGTTGCGCTCGCGGCTCTGGAGAGACTCCAAAACATTTGGGAGAGAGCAAGGTCACATGACGGCGGCGTTGACAGTCTCCAATCGTCTCCTTTATGTTGGTACTGCTCGCATGAGCGCCACACAGAGGCATTCAAAAACTACAGCATTAACGGTTAGGAGGTGAAACATATCATGACTTTCGAGGATACTCTTGCCCGTCTCGGAATGACGGTCGTGAACCCGGAGCAGAACAACCATTTCAACATGCTTATTCATGGTGTGAGTGGCGTCGGCAAAACATCGCTCGCAGCCACGGCGTCACAGGTGGGCGACATGTCGCCCGTCCTGTACGTTGATTTCGAATCCGGAACGCTTCCCGTACGGGATTGGGGGAACCTGCAAAACATCACTGTCGTACATTGCGACAAGTGGGTTGATTGCGCCAATCTTTGCGACAATATTGCACGCAATCTTGCGGAATTCCCCTACAAGACTGTCGTGTTCGACACGCTGGACAAGTGCCAGGAACTCATCCTCTCCCACTACGAGGCCGTGTCGAATGACACTTGGACGAAATGGCGGGCAGTATACGACTCCCTATTGAAGGCGATCAGCGTATTCCTGGACGCACCCGACGTTTCATTCATTGCTATCACGCCCTCAGCGCGCGAAAGCAATGAAGTCACTGGGGAAACGTTCATCGCCCCGTCTTTCGAGGGGCAGAAGTCTGGGCAGCGCATCCCCGCCTTGTTCAATTTCGTCGGCTACATGGAATGGGCGAACGTGGATAACGGGGATGGGGAAGAAATTACTGTGCCAGTACTGTACACTCGCAAACCCAACGTTGTGACAAAACAACAGACGCTCGGGTTCCCGCCAGCAATGGGGAACCCGAGCATGACCAAGATTCACAATTACATCACTAGCCACTAACCAAAACACTAGGAAGAGAGAAAATTATTATGGCTAAGATTACTGTTACCGCTGACCGTGGCGTCACCGCCGAGACTCTCGCTATAGCCGTCGACGCTGTCAGGGAGGCGCTTCGCAGCAAGCCCGCCGACAATAACTGACCCCCGCAATTCTCTTACCCCCA